TCCAACACACGCTTTATATGATCAGGAAAACTTACGTTTCTCCACTGACTGCTAGTCGTCTGGTTCTCCATGCTCGATCCGCCAATAGTTCTACGAGCTTTATATTCATCTTTAAAGTAGTAAGTAACCAAATCAATTACTGCTAGTTTTAAATCTGCTGGAGTATCTGCATACCCTGCACGATAGGTAACACGTACAGCACCAGGTCCTTTCTTCCAGTTTACATACCCTGACCCATTTGTTCTATACAAAGCATCAGTAGTTGCATCCAAGTAATATTGGTTGGCACCAGTAGTAAGAGTGCTATAAGCACTAGAGTAATTTTCTCTTTCTTCTACCAGTGAGACACTGTTGACTGGGCTTTCTGAAAGTTGAATAACATTCGTATCCCAATCAACAGTAATTGTTTCCACTTTATCGCTAGAATAAAAATCTACAATACTATTAGCACAGTAGGTTTTTACTAATTGACTTACGGAAGAAATTAAACTCTGAAGGCGAACATTGTCCTTGAGGTTTTCAATTCCTTCGGATGTTTTATAGTCATCAAGAGTAATTAAGTCAGCCATAAGTCAATTAGTAAAAACCGGGAGGGGTTGCCCCCTCCCAGTATTGACTCGAAACTATTAAGCTTCGAAGTCGATTTTAACAGACGGCTCGTTAGTACCGTCTCCAGCCAGCAACTCTTCAAATCCAAGAGACTGACTAGCTACGATAACGCGACGCTGATTCATCACTTCGTAATCCTGCTCAACGGTCACACCGCGGAGGCGAGGAATTACGTAGTTCCTGCGATATACGCAGAAGGCAGCCGGAGCACCAGTGGTTTCAGCCGGGAACTCGTCAGAAACGACAACCGGAGTACCAAAGACTGCACCCATCGTACCCGTCACCTTAGCGGCGAGGTCACTACCAACTTCATTCAGGTTCTGGAATTCAGCATCCTGGAGAAGGTCGTAGTAGCTGTTCTGGCTTACGATGTAAGCAAGATCAGTCGGGTTGATGCCGTATTTACCCATGGATGCACGAGCACCCAAAAGCATGGCAGCCGTAAGCTTCGTTGCAGAAGCAATCGAGAATGTACCCGGATCATAGCCAGCTGCAACATTGTCAAGGCCCTGAATCGTACCATTTCCGTTAAGAATGGTATCTTCCACTTCACGAGCGTGAGCACGTGCAACGCCTTCAACAAGCATAGGCATCAGGTTAACCAGAACCTGCTCATCGACATCATTGTCCATGAAGGTGCTGGAAACCAAGCGGTAAGCATTGAGGATAACCTGCTTCGGCTCGTACTGATTGTAGCCAGCACTAGAAGCGTCACGGTTTTCCAAGTTGCCTGACGTAGCATTGATTGCCCAATCTGCTTTACCCGTATCGGGCTGGATCGGCAGAACGGTAGCAGCTCCGTTAACATTGATTTCACGGAAAAGCGTAGCAACACGAAGTTCACGCATAATTTCTTTCTCGATCTGAGAAGAAACTTCCTGGTCAATATCAGCAGCCTGTGCCGTATAGCTAATACCTGCCTTTTCAAAGAGGTCACGACCATAGTTCGTATCCCAGCCTTTCTTGGTCATAACACCAAGCATATGGGCATACATAAGCTCCTGGCCAAACTTAGAAACGGAATCGCGAGATGAAGCACGATCGGCGAAAACCTTTTTAGAGTCACGCATCTTTTCGATTTCGTCACTCTTTTCTTTCAGGTCTGCCTCATACTTCTTCAGGACTTCGTCCATTTCAGCATTTTTAGCAGTCAGCTTGCTCTGGACTTCCTCAACGAGCTTTTCGGTACCGGTTTGAACACCGGTTTCAATGGCAGCTTTCACTTCGGCATCTTTAGCAGCCTTTTCTTCGGCAGCCTTAGCGGCTTGAGCTTCTGCTTCCACACGTGCAGCTTCCTCAGCTGCTTTGGTCTCGGCCTGCTTCATTGCAATTTTGGCGGCAGTTTCCTCTGCTACCTTCTTAGCAAGAGCTTCCAAGTCGATTTCGGGAGTTTTTACTTCTCCTGACATTTCTATCTCCTTTGTAGCATCACTATAAGATGCGCTTACCAATCTGTCACTAGCTGTAAGAGACTCCTCTCCAGCCAAAGACTGACCGGCTAGAGCTTCACGATTGGTGAAAGTTTTCATAAAGTCTTTATACTCTTCCATAGAGTCAAAGCCTTTTGACAGAGAAAAAGTTGCTGCTTGATTGCAGGGAACGGAAACAACCGACACTTCAAACAACTCAGCATCCTTAATCTTATATCCATCAGTTTCCTCGATGTAATCTGCATCCTTGACTCGGAAACCGACAGAAAAAGCTCCAAGGACGCCGTCTTTAATTAATTGACTGAGCTGAGGCTCAGCTTTACTAATCTTTGCCTTCAACTCCAACCCGTTTTCACCTATTTTTAAACCTGTGGCTCGACCAATAGGACGATTGTAGTCATGGTTAAAAAGAATAATAGGATTCTTCTCAAAATTACTCAAACCACCCTTTGACCAAGCCTCGGGAAGAATAGTATCGCCAGCTCGATCAAAATCTCCAGTACTTGCCATACCGCAGATGTGAACGCAGCCATCTTCCTCCTCGTGGGACTTAAAAACAGAAGTAAGATTAAAAATTTTATTCATCATTACTCTCTTCAGACTTGGAGCGTAGCTGTTCTAAAGGATCTTTTCTATCCTGTAGACTATTCAACTCTTCCCACCATTCTGGCATTTCACTTTTCATAATTTCAACCATTCTAGACCAGTTACCGAAATTACTCAAAATGACAGTTGAACGTACTGGAGGATTATCACTCCTATCATACTCTCGTTTGTTAAGGAGTTTACCTTCTTCCAAACACTTCATAGCTACCGCTTCCATTATAGGCTTTCTTAGCCTCATTCTACCCATTGTTCTCATCTCCTTCGTCAACGGGTCTACCACCTAAATCGGGATTTGCTGCACTACCAGCAATATTTGCAGGTACTCTGAGTTCATCATACCCTTCAATACTTTCATAGCCTAACTGATTTCTAGCCTCATTTGGACTAAGTACCCCGGTATTTACTAGTGCAGAGTAATACTGCGCCTGATCCCGGAGTTCTGGCTGTAATGCAGGAATGTTAGTAACATCCTCTGACAGTTCAAACCCAAAAAACCGTTGAAAAGATGAGTTCATTTTAACAACGATTGGTAAAATAGTTTCTAAATAATACAATCTCATATTTGGCCGTAGATTTGCATTATTTCCTGAATCCAATAATATAGGAGGTATCCCTAATGCTTTTAAAATAATATTTTCGTTGTCATCAATAGCTGTTTGAAAGTCTAATTCCTTAAAATTAACGTCAGCTATTTTGTCAACTTCCAATCCTCCATCTAGTATCAGCGGTCTTTTTCCGCCTCCGGAAGGATTGTATCGTGTCTGCCATGCCAGAATCATTCGTTCTTTAATTTTATCTGATAAAGTATTTGGGCTTTTAATCACCAATCCAGGTACTGCATCATTCTTAAAAAAGTTATCTTGAAATGATCGCATAGAGCGCATCAAAGTCATAGTACGAAGCGCTGGTTTTAGCCTGGAAACTCCTCGATAAATAGAATAGAAAGAGTTTTCTTTTACATGAATAATCTCACGAGGACTATAATCTATTTCCTCGTTAAAAGTATACTTCTCAATATATGTTGAATCGCTAGCATGAATATTCATTTTGTTTGCTGGTAAATGGTAGAGGTGAACCCCATCAAAATACGCAAACATATTACCATCTAGCAAATAATCCGTAATTAGATTACGTCTAAAAGAATTAATATCTTGATAGGGATTAGGCTCAAAATTTAACAGCCTATTTACACTCGCCCTTCTAACCCCTTTGACAACCGGCATAGTATTTGGTATTGCTTCTCCTACAACGGTTCTTATTTCTGCCGTGTCGTCAACAATCATATTCACGCCACGGTTTACAATTTCAAGATCTTCGTACGCTCTTTCGTACTGGTAAGTATACTCCCTGGAAGGATCGACTTGATTATCGTAATATCTTTGGGCAGGATTTAATTTTTCCTCCACTTCAAGAGGAGCAGATTTTTCCCAAAATTTATACCAAGCCATGCTTTTCTCTCTGTATTTTTACCCACCGAGCCTGTTTTTTAGCAGTACCGAGGCTTGGATCTCTTCCATAAATAGAATGAAGTTTTAAATGATGTTCATGACATAGAGTAACGGCATCATCATATAGCTCTGAGTGGTGTTCCTCTATAAATGTATCCCTAAAGTCCATTACATTCTCCGGATTTAATTTATTTTTTCGTATCCAATTATGCAGTAGTGGACTTAAACTGTAAAAGTGGTGAAAATCTAGATTATCTTTTTCACCGCAGATAAAGCACTCATCTCCTTTCTCATATTGAGACTTAGCTCTATCTCTAATGTATTTTACGACGTCTCGTTTCAATTTCATTTTTTATTACCGAAATTATATCTTTTCCAACCTGAAATGTCAAATACTATTTTTCACTACCTATCATCAAAACGCGGTAGCTGAAGTCTCAAATGAGTATAATGCATACCTGATTGCATCTGCCATGTGCGAAGCATGATTATGTTTAGGCTTTTCTTTTAGCAGGTTTGGATTAGGGTCCCACTGATATTGGTCTAAACAAATTAAAGACTGCTTAGACATTTGGTCTACTATTAAATTATCGTTATCTACTATAGCTGCAACGTGTGCTATTCCGTCCAAGACTGATTTTTTAGCATTAATAGTAGTAATATCATAATTCTGTGCAAAATCAAATCGAGTTTGTTGCGCTGCGGAATCAATAAATATATAATCAATATCCCACTTTTCTATCAAAGCTTGAATTTCTTTTGCGTGTGCTTCAGTGGTTTTTTCACTATCAAAATACTCATCTACCAAGTAATATTTTTCTTCGTCCCAGTCGTATGCTATTACGCAAAAGGCCGTAGGATCACGGTAGCCCACATCAAGCCCCGCAAATACGTCCATTTTAGATACGTCCAATTCTTCGAGGTTAGCAGTACATTCTTCATAGTTAAAATTCCAAATTTGTCCTTCATAGGTGTTAAAGTCAGCCTCGTACTCTTGTCTAAACTCTGCCTCTGACATGGATTTTCTTGCTTCTTCTATATCCGTCTGAGACATTCTTGGATTAGACTTGTACGTGGCGCGTATTGAGATCCACTCAGGAAAATCTTCTGTAAAGCCTCTCATATAAAATTCTGAGAACCAGTTATTTTTTCCTCGTGGAGTAGAGATAAAAATAGCTTTTGAGTTATCTTTATCTAGTGTCGGGCGCAAAGCCACATTGAAAGCATCTTTTCCATCTGTCAATGCAGCCTCATCAAAAATAATTAAATCGTAAGATCTACCAACTGTAGAATCTACTTGGTTTACTGAACCCATACGAATGGTAGAGCCATTACTGAGTTCTATAACTTTATCTTTTGCGTTGTCTTTTCGCACCTCCAGATCAAAGTGCTTGATTAAAGTTCTTTGCAAATCAAAAGAAATTTGAGAAAGAGAATAGTTAGGAGACATGATCAGAATGTTGGCTCCAGGAACTAGTGATACTAACTGGCCGATTATATTCGCAATATAGGTTTTGCCCTGCCTGCGAGATAATGCAGCGCATATAAATCTATACTTAGGGTTATTTACTGCATTTATTAAAGCTACTTGAGAGTTAAGCGGTTCAACTCCCAACAGATCCAAATAAGGACCTGGAGGGAGTTTCAAAAACCTATGCTCTTTAGGGTAATCTAATATTTTTGTCGATATAATATCGCTTCTACTTATTTCTATTGTCATTTATTTTAACGCCTTCGTTCATCAATTCCTCCACCCGGTCGTTTATCCCAAGTGCCTTTAACGTCTCCACGCTTATTCTTTGTTCTCCACCAAATAAAAGCCCCCATAACTACCAAAAATCCAATTCCCCACATCATCTCTGTACCGATTTTACTCTCCTTTACCTCTCTTGCCGTCACCCTTGCTGTTTGTATACATTCCAAACCAAGCAGCTCCAGCGCCTACTACGACTGAAATTAATCCTGATTGTTCTAACGTGGGCTTATCTAGGCCCATGAACCATATTGTAGTATAAATTAAAAGAAACATATAAGTGCTTATGAACAGTCTAGGAAATATTCTCCAAGCATCTACAGTCTTTGCCAAGTGTATCCATTTTTGCCAGGGGTTTACTTTATCCTCAAATTCTAACTCTCTTATTTTTTCTTTGAGGTCATTTGTTTCCTCAAGTAAATCCATAAACTTACTAAGATCTACCTGTACTTCATTTCTTGTAAAATCTCCTGTAAATTGCTCCTTGTCCATTACCTCTTATCAAGAATTAAGTCGAAAGTTACAATACAATCACTTCCTGGATTAGTAGTTACCCCTCTAAAATCAATATCACTTTTTTCCACAAGCATCATTGGTATGGCGAATTGCTGAGTAAAAGTAGCCTCGTATAATTTTAACTCATTTTTAATTCTAAATCCATTAATTGCAGGATCTCTAATAAATAAGTCTAAGTTTACATCATCACCTTTACCAACACTTGCTGTGTATTGTAGAAGATATCCATTAAATCCTGCGGGGATAGTATAAAGTGCCATCAAAGTTTGACCTTTAGTAGCTTCTATCTGAGCTACAACAGTTCCCGTTCCTGAGGTTACCCGAGCTGTAATAGTGCCAGCATTTTCGTCCGCATAAGACATTCTAAAAACTCTTAGCCAAGTATCGCTGCCGCTATCTACTGCCGTTAGGCCATTGAGAGTATAAGTTTTAATTTGAGAATTATAATTTGTATCCAGACCCTGTACTGTAAGAGTTCCAGTATCTCCACTATCCGTACTAATAAAATACAGAGTTTGAGCAGTTGCTAGAGAGCTCCAAGGATACAGACCTCCCGCACTCCAGATACTTTCTGCACTTCCTGAAAGGGCTAAATTCGAACCAAACTTATGTATTGATTGGAAATCTTCCACATACCCTCTAGCTACATTCATTCCAAACTCATACATAATTTTCTCCTTATGGAAGTTTCTGAAGATTTAGTGTTCCGGTTTTAGGCGAGTTATTCTGACTTATATTGTAGTCAAAAGTCCATACACCATTATTCCATTTCATTCTTCCCTTGCCCACATCATGAGCAGACGCTTTTACCTGTTCAGCTAAATAACCTCCTTGCATCTCTTGAATATTTACTCTCCAAGTATCTCCAAGATCATCCCTGTCTCCGGTCATAATATACCAGCGTTGTGTAGTATTAGCTTTAATTATCCTTCCTATATGATCTGTATCAGGAGGCCCATAAGTATACCAGAACGCTACCATTCTATCATCTACAAATTGTACTGTAACCCCCTCTCCTGCTCGACTAGGCTCCCAGAAAGTTCCGCTTTCTTCTTTGTTAGTCCAAGATAAACGTTCCAGTCTTATAGAGCCTCGATCTACCCAGTTATTTTCTGGAGCAAATCGATATCTAAATAACCCTGAGTCCTCGTCATAAAAACTTAGCTGGCCATAGCCTACAAGTGTTTCTTCTCGAATACTCGGATCTTCTAGCGTACCTTTTTCTGTGGTGTAAATTGGAAACTCTTCTACACTATCACCTAAAACGCCAAGATAAAATCTTCGCGCAGTAAAACTTTGACCTGTATGCTTCTTTTCGTCAAAGGTATACCAGAAAAAGTATTTACCATACTGAATATCAAAGCCTTGTCCATACATCATCGGATCCCACCAAGTACCATGATGGGAGGGAGAAATATAAGTCCCTTCTTGAGCTGCAGGCAATGTTTCAGGTATTTCCACTGGTACAGGTTCGATGCCGTCAGGGAGTAAAATTCTAATTTTATACATACCATGCTTTTTCTCAAGCACTTGTACTGTGAAATCTTCTACCTGTTGCTCACTACCAGCTTTAAGCTGATGAAGTCGATCGGTTTTTGACCCGTCTAGGTGGATACTTACATATGCGCCGCCAGCATAGGTAGAGAGGAAGTATTTACGAGATCCGCGAGGAACAATAACGTGTTGATATGCACGAGCAACAAGATCGTCTTGACTATAAATTATAGGAAACA